CTTTATTACTAGGTAAGTATTCGTCTATTACTATATAACCTTTAACATCTATATACTCAAAAGGAACTTCTGTATTATTACATTTTTTAAAATCATATATTTCTTTTCCTGATGGCTTTATTTTAATAGGTACATTATTTAAATCTATGTAACAAGGTTTATTATTTTTATATACTTTAATTATTTTATCCATTCAATATATCTCCTTACTATTTTTATCCTAGGTATAGTATAATATAACAAAAATTAACGGGGAAGGGTATGAGTACATAAGAAAGTTATTTATTATTTTTTTGTTGACTTTTGTAGATTATAGTTTATTTTTAAGGTGGTTTATAGGGAACCTGAGGTAGGTATACTAGGGTATTATTACACCCCTTGTTTATGGCAATTTATAACGGGGCGTATATATAAAAAAATTATACAATATCATAGATATATTAATTCACTCTTTAACTATTCCTTTTTATATTTATTTATAAAAATTTTTTTATTTTATATTTTTAAAAACAAAAAAATACAAAGGGAATTATTCCCCTTTGTACTCTCTTACTAATATCTCTAGTTCTTCATCTTCTATTGTCTCTAAGTCTTCTAGTTGTTCATCTATTGAAGCATTTTCAATGCTTAACGCTTCTGTTAGCTCTTCATATGTTAAGCTCTCATTGATAGCTTCTAATCGTTCTGTAGCAAGTTCTTTTAGTTCTTCTAATAGTTCTTGTTGTCTTCTTTCTTCCTCTCTGTCCTGTTCCTCCTGAGCTCTCTCAGATTGTAAATATTCGATTTCGTATTGGTTTAATGTTTTCATAATTAAGCAACTCCTTTGATTTGTTAATTACATTATAGCATTATATATTAGATATTGTCAACAGGTTTTTTTAATCTTTTTCAATAACATATTTAACAATATTATCATCGAGTTTATGTTCTATATCTACCATTGAACAGTTAGGAGTTACCTCTTCACGTGTGACGCTCACAGCCTCGTCAAGAGCTTTTCTTAATTCCTCGTTCATTTAGTATTCATTTCCTTTCTTTCTTTGATATGAAGCTATAAGGTGCCTTCTAGCACCTTATAGCTCTAATCGTTTAAACTCTAATGTTAGACCATTGTTTTCTGCTTCTTCTCTAACTTTTTGTTTTATTTTCCATTGTTTTTATCTCCTTTTTTATTTATATAATTTTTTTATTTAGATATTAGAAGCGGTTTAAACCGCTTCTAATATATTTCTTCTGTCATATCTTGTGCTACAATCTCAACAGCTAAGTTAACAAACTGCACTTTGTCTGTGTCTTGTAAGTCTAATTCTACAAGGTCTAAACATTCAGTAATAGCTTCGTCTTGTTCGTCTTCTGTCATATCTTCAAAATTTTCAATATCTCTTCTTGCAATTTCTTCAGCTTTTTGGTACTCCATTTCAATGTAAGTGTCTTCATGTTGAAACTCAACATTTACATAATTTTCTAAGTCGTTCATTAGTTCGTAATTTAGTAAGTTAAAATATTTAACACCTGTTACGCTTTCTAAATAGTCTATAACTACAGTTTCAATATCTTGTCTGTAGTTATCAAAAAATTTAACTACATCTTTTGTGTAAATAAGTTCTCCTATTGCTCCTGACTGTACTCCGTAATTTGCTACGTCTTTTACTGTGCTTTCTTCTTGTCTTTGTAAAAATTCTTTTATTGTCATTTAAATCAATTCCCTTCTTATTTGTTAATTTAATAATATCATGTTCTAGTTACGTTGTCAATAGTTTTTTTTAAATTTCTAAATATCTTTTTTTGTCTGTATCTGGGTTGTGAATTTCAATTTTTAAAGTTGTATCATTATTAAATACTGAGCAAATTGTTTCATTATCTAAATTCATTAATTTGTTGTTAATTACATAATCAAAAATTTCATCCATTAGTTTATCTTCTTTTTCAGTGTTTGGCTTATCTTCATATAAATCCTTACCATCGTTAAAGTTTTCAATATCCATAAAGTTATAGTTTGATAAAAATTCATTTTTGAAATTTGTCATAGTAATCAATTCCTCTCTTGTTTTAATTTCTATATTTATATTAACATGTATTATGTAAGGTGTCAATACCTTTTTTTATTTTTTTCTGTAAGGTGTGGGAGTTTTCCGCTCCCTTAACCTTACATCTTTATATTATCATAGTTTCAAATTACTGTCAATAGTTTTTTTAAAATTTATTCTACAAATTCTATAGGCTCAATTTCCCCGTCTTCTAGTAGTTCATTGTAGCGTTCTACAATTTCATTGTAATTGTCTTTCAATAGTTCTTTATAGTCTAGGTTGTCTAAGCTGTCTAAGTTACCGTAAACGTTAATCGTGAAATAATCATCATTCCAATCAAACTCTCCAAAGTGTGCCATTCTTAAGATTTCAGTAACTGATGTGTCTACTAAAATATCGTCTAGTTCATCCATTGGATTATAGTCAAATTCTTCTAAACTGTCATCCCATGCGTTAACCTCTCTTACGATTTCTTTTAATTGTTCTACTGTGTATTTTTTCATTTTAATCAATTCCTTTTCTTTGTTTTTGTTTTTCTTTCTATAATTATAATACCATGTGCTTTAGTTTCTGTCAATACTTTTTTTAAAGTTTTTTTTTATTTTTTTCTGTAAGGTGTTTCCTTAACCTTACAACTATATAATATCAAATAGTGAATAGATTGTCAACACTATTTTATAAAAATATTTATACTATCTTGAATACTAATCAAGTAATCAAGAACAGTAATAACTGTTGTGCCACCCACTAAGGTAACCAAAGCGTCAGTTAATTCTGTGCTTTTATATGATTTGTTTTTATATTTAAATCTAATCATTTTTTAAGCTCCTTTTTTTATATATTTTGTTTTATTATCATTAAGAATAAGTTTAACACATTTAGGAGTAGTAGATATTTCTTTTGTTCCTGTGCCATAAATATTTAAACATGATAAGTTTATTTTATAAAACAAGTCATCACATTCTTCAATGTTAGACCATTGAGAAACATCAGGTGTTATAGTTCCCTGCTCTTTAATTCTTTCGTATGTGTCGGCTATATAGTTTTTATATTCTTTCATTTGTAACAAATCCTTTCTTTATTTGTTAAGTTAATAATAACATGTGTAGGGGTTGATTGTCAACCCCTTTATTTAATTTTTATTTTTGTAACTCTTCTAGTTCTTTTTTAGCTTTCTTAATCTCTCTTCTTGCTTCCGCTTCTTCTTTCTTAGTAAGGTCTTGGAATTCCAATTCCATTTCTAAGTTCTCGATAATGCTTTCTAGTTCTAATTCTCTCATTTGTAACAATTCCTTTCTTAATTTCTATATTAATAATAACATGTTGTGTTTAAGTTGTCAATAGTTATTTTGAATATTTTACAATTTTATTTGCTTTCAAAAATGTAACATCTTGACGGTAGTTTTTTAATTCTTCTGCAAAATTTTCATTATTTTTCATACCGATTAATTTTAAAGTTGTTGTAATTTTTTTCATTTAAATCAATTCCCTTCAAATTCTATAATTTTTTTATTTAATTTCTTTAGGTTAGAAGCGGTTGACCGCTTCCTTAACCTTACAATTATATAATATCATAGTTTCAAGTGACTGTCAACACTTTTTAAAAAATTAATTCTTTTTCTTTTTTACTATCCATATACATTTTTATTTCACAACATAACCAAAGTGTTATCATTTGTAACAACCTCTAATTAATAATTTTTTTATATAATTCCTGTAAGGTTTGTTATTGCTTTCCCTTACAACTATTATATTACTACACATTAAAAACAATTGCAACCCCTAAATGCAATTTTTTTTAAGAAAAAAAATAAAAAAAATTTGTTAAAACCCCTTTACAAATACCGTAAAATTTGTTATTCTATATATAGAAAGAAAGAGGAGCCCAGCCTGATAACCTCTATAAACCTCGGATAGGTTGGGGAAAAGACCAGCCCTAAACCTTTTTATATAAAAAAGTTATTTAATTTTATTTTTATATTAAAAAAAGCTTCCCACTCTATTATAGCATTTTTAATATAATATTGTCAAGTACCAATTTTACACCCTTTTTATTTATTATATAATTTTTTTATATAAATATAAAACAAATAAAAAACCTAGGAATTTAATCCTAGGTAAATTATTATTTAATATAATTTTTTAATTCTTGCATATCATGAGAAACTTTTTTACTAACATAATAACTAGAAAAACTTCAATAATATAATTATGGAATAAAATAGTAGATACATCTTTATATAATTTTTTTATTTAATTCAGAAGCGGTATTATTTAACCGCTTCTTTTTCTTTAACTGTTTCTAGTGCCCATTTGATAGTTTCTTCAATGTTGTAGCTTTGGAATACTACACCACCACCAAACCATTTAGCAGTGTACTTTTTAAAACCGTATAGCTTGTTAATATCGTCATAATCCCAAAGGCTAATACCCAGGTCGCTAAAATGTACCACATATCTAGGGTTTCCGTTATTATCATTTTCGATTCTGAACGCTTGAATTTCTTCTTTTCCTACTGTTTCAATGTATTTGTAATTTTTTTTCATAATTAATCAATTCCTTTTTCTATAATTTTTTTATTTAATTTCTTTATTTGCTTTGTTTCCTTTGTTTCCTTTACCTTACATCTTTATATTACCATGTATCTTATAAGCTGTCAACACCTTTTTTAATTTTTTTTTAAGTTTTTTTCTTGTTGTTGTTTCCTTTTCCCTTACAAGTATTATTATAGCAAATAGGGGAAATAAAAACAACCCCTAATTTTAAATTATTTCATCAAAAACAATTTCCCCGTTATCAATAACGATAACGCCACCTTGTACAATAAAGAAAGTTAACCCTTTATATTCCCGTGCTATTCCGTAATCATAAGGCGTTTTACCAAATAGCTTATTTCTTTTATAAAAAGTAATATCTTCACTATATAAGCCACTAGGTACATGTACAGTTAATTCTGGATGCCAACCTGTACCCCCTAAATCGTTTCGGTATAAGTTTTTGGACTTATAACCATCATAACCAAATGTTTCCATTATATTATTTGCAATTAATTCTATATTATTTTTATACATTTTTAACAATTCCTTTCTGTGAATTACTGTAATTATATATTACCATTTATCTTATGATTAATCAATAGATTTACATAAATTTATTTAACTTTTTTTCGTTGGTCTGTTTTCTTATATATAATAGAAGAAACTGGAAAATAGGTTAAAATAAAATTAGATTGTATACAACAAGATCTCACCATAAAAAAATTATTCTATAAAAAAATTATAGAAATATAATGTACCTGTCATGATCCATTTATAAACAGAAATAAGGTGTAAAATTGCCCTAAAAACTTTTAAAATTATATTTACAAATACGGTAATATGCTGTAATATATTAAGTGTAGTAAGCAAGGGAAACAAATTCCCACTACAAATATTATATAAAAAAGGAATTGATTAAAAATGAAAAACGTTAAAAATTTAAAAAATTGGTTAAAAAGAAACAATTATGATTTTGAAGAATACAACACGCCAGACGGTTGTGGGAGCACATTGAAAGGGATTATCATTCATAACATTGAATTTGCTACTGAGAATGATGAACTAGTTGCTCTATTCCCTGATGGTGATTATGAACACATGACAAACAGACAAGCTTATAACTTTATTAGAAAAAACATTTAATAAAAAAATTAATTAAAAAGGAATGAATTAGAATGACACATATTAAAGTAGATAAAAGAAAATCATTAAATAAAAATATAAAAGAAAATGGATTAAAAAAAGAATTGAATAAAAATAGTGGAAAAATAAAAATAAAAGAAAGTTTATTAAGAAAAGCAAAAAGAAATAATAATATAGAAAAAATTAATAAACTAGAAAATGAATTAAAAAAATTATATAATCAATTAGACTAGGGAAAACCCTAGTCTTTTTATGTTCTATATCTTATATCTTTTTTAGGGGAAATCCGTACGGTACTACTTGCTATTTTTAGGGGAAAATCGACACCATGCTACTTAGGAAAAATTGACTTTTTCTGTACAATACTACTTACTATTTTTAGGGTAAATTCGTACGTTACTACTTGTCTTTTATCCATTTTTAATATTAAATCTTTTTGGGTCTAGCTTGTTCTTTCTAATAAAAGTATCTATTTGAGCTTCATTAGGGAAGTAAAGAACTCTATCATCTTCTAAATCCATTACTTTAATCATAGGATTACTACCTACTATTCTACCTGCATACCAAGCTAAGTTATATGCTTTAATAGATTCTCTATCTTCGTAATTACCATCTTTACAACCTACAGATAATTCAGTGTAATGGTAGTTTTTCAAGTACCAAGGGATAGGTATAAATGTATCCGCAACTAACTTATGAAGTCCTACAGTGTGCCTGCCTTCTTCATCAAATATGCTAGTACATACAAACTGTGGTTTATGATGAGGTTCTTTTCTATACTTTTTAACATCTAAAAGAACTTTAGTATCCTTATACCTAACATAACCTTCAGGGTGTATTTCATAATCTGTATAAAATGGGTGTACTCTCCATTTAGATTCATCTATAGTTTTATCTTTCTTATAAATATCTTTGATAAACCTATCTAAATCTTCTTCTTCTACTTGTATCTTAAGTGTTTCATCGTAAATTTTTATTTCAACTTCCATCTTATCTTATCCTACTTTCTATCGTATCGTATTTTTATCCTTTGCATCCTACGAGTTTATCGTAAAATTTCTATCTTAAATATAACATACTACTTACTATTTGTCAACAATTAAATAAAACCACTTCTGAAGCGGTTTAACCTAAATATATTTCATCTTAAAAAATTATTGACAACCTAATTATCCTATAGTATAATTAACTTAACAAATTAAATTTATTAAGAAAGGAGTTAATACATATGATTAATTTTTTAATTGGAGTATTTGTAGGTGGAACATTAGTATTAATCGAGAATGTAATTATGAATAAATATATGTAGGAGTGATACAAATGTCTTTAAGTACATTATTTGGAACTATAGCAGTTATTTTATTAGCATTAATATTAGAATAGTAATTTGATTGAAGAGATATATCAACCGCTTCTTTTTTTAATACATAAAAATAAGACCACTCATTTGAAGTGGTCTTATTAGTATATTTATGTTAATCCATTCCTTTAAAAAATTTATCTAATTTAATTCTTTCTTTCATTTTTTCTTTCTCTTCTTTTTTAAGTCTTTCTTTATTTTTTTCATCATAGAAATCAATTAATTCGTAAATAGTATCAAACTTAGTTAATTTCTTTTTAAAATTTATACCTTTAAGTGTGTTTAATGCAAACATTTCAACATAGTTACCCTTTGATATAGTAACAATATCCCCTTCTTTATCAAAAACACACTCTACACCATACTCACCATTAGTTATAGTATAAAAAGTATCATACCCTACATAACTTTTTCTTCCATGTTCTTTAATATAATTTTTAAATCCAATAATATCAATATCCATTTGTATAATCTCCTTTTTTATTTAATACCCTTATATTAATGTTTTTAAAAGCCTGTATGAAGCGGTAATACTTTTCTAGTACTATTTAATCCTAGAAACAATACCGCTTCTATATAAGGCTATAAACACCTTTAGAATTAATCTAGCTTAAAAATTCTTTAATACTTGATTCAATTCTTCTTTGTCTTCTCTTTTTTTCATTTTCTTTTCTAGTAAGGTCTTCATATAAATCATCAATTAAATTAAATACGTTAGAATGTAATTCAATATCTTTGTTAAGTTGTTCTAACTTATCTAAAGCACTAAGGTCTACCTTTAATACAGTTTTTCCATTTTTACAAAATAGTAAATAACCAGAAAAAATATTTAGTTGTTTATACTGTATCTCATAACCTTTCCCTAAGTCAATAGTTTTTAATAATTTTTTATCATCTACTCTACCATACTTATCAATATAATTTTTTAAGTCTATACTATCAAATTCCATAATATAATCTCTCCTTTAAACTTTATACTTAAATTGTACTATAATACTTGCATATTGTCAATACTTTTATTTAAAGGCTCTACTACTTAATCAATTGTAGTACCTAAAAAGAATTGATAAGCATTAAAAATATTCCTTTTTTCTTTCTCATTATCTTTATTCATTTCTAATCCTTTTTCTAAAAACTCTTCTAAATTACCTTTCCAGCAACCAGCAAATACTTTATCTTGCTCTGGTAAATACGTTACTTTACCTGCAAATGTACCTATATTGTCAATTGAATATACTTCTAGTCCTTCAATACATCGGGTATTAGCTTGAGATAAATTAACATCTTCTAGATTACAATTTTCTAAATGAGCGTTATCTAAATTAGCATTCTTTAAACTAGCATTTTTAAAATCAACACATCTTAAATAAGAACTATCTAAATTAGCACCATATAAGTTAGCATTTTTCAAATTAACACTATTTAAGTCAATATTTTCTAAATTAGAAAAACTTATAATAGCCTTTGTTAAATCCATCTTTACTAAATCAGCATCTTTTAAAGTAGAAAAACTTAAATCTACATTACTTAAAATAGAACAACTTAAACTAGAGTACCTTAAATCAGAATTACTTAAATCTAAATTTCTTAAGTTATAACCATTTAATTCTAACTTTTCCCCTTTGTTATCATCTTCTAACCATTCTTTATGCAATTCAATTTTATTGTTTAATTCTTCTTGTGTAATTTTTTTCATTAATATCTTCTCCTTTTATTAAGTATATCTATATACTACACTATTAATTATCAAGTGTCAATACCTTTTAAGAAAAAAATCTACTTGACAATAATAAGTAATGATAGTATATTAGTAGTACAGTAATTAATAAGGAGGTATAATTATGTATTTAATTTTAAATGTTGAAATGGATAGTGGTTGCATAGAACTTATAGGAAAAACAAATGATGAAGAAGTAGCTAAGTATTATAGAGATAATTATGATGCTGATTTCAATAGTATGATTAATTATATAAATACTGATGATATAGGAATAGTAGACAAAGACAACCTTAATGATACACAAAGATATTTTGTTTACAATCAACAAATCAATCTAAAAAGAGTAAACCATTACTTTGAAATGCAAGAATTAAAAGAAGATTCACAATATAGACAAGAGTTTTTTAATACACGTAAATTTGACATTCTTGAAGAAGGTTCATTTGAAATTAATTTTGTTAGTCACAGTAGAAATGAATTAGATGTTTATATTCGTTATACAACTGATGATGAAAACTTAAATTTCAATAGTATTGTTAATCCCTTATTACCTACAATACAGTTTATATTAACACAAGCAAAGAAAGCAGATATTAGAAGTACGGATAAGATTAGAACAATGATTAATCAGTTAGGTGGCAATTAGAGATGGGAAACAAAAAACGTAAGCAAAGTGCTTTAGTAATCAAAATATCTGATAAAGGTTATCTATCAGAACACAATAGTATCGTTGATTTTAATCATGCTAGAATAATTAAGAGTCCAAAGTTAGCTGATAAATTAGCAAAATCATTTAATAATAAAACAATGAATGAAATAGGTATGAAATATGACTTAGAATTTAAGATAGTGACTTTAGAATACAGTGTAAATAGTGTGTATAAGAAATATGAAGATACTTAAAAATTACATTTTATAAGATGAATAAAATAGTTGACACTTAATACACACTATGATAAGATTAATATATAATCAATAAGGATGAATAAATAATGGCATCAGAAGTTAAACAAGCAATAAAGACATTTAATGATATTTATAATCTATTAACTGCTTTAGATACAGAAGTAATCCATAATAAAGATGTTAGTATTGATATTAATGAAATAAAAATTATTTTATAGGAGGAAAAATAAATGGAATTTACATTAGATGATTTTGTACAATACATTCAACTTAAAGGAAATGAAGGAACTAAAGAAAAAAATGGAGTTACGTCAATAACATACCTAGTAAGTGAACACTATAGTGTAACTTATAATAGTTTTAATAAAGGTATATTGCTATTATACAGAGATAATATTCAAGTAGAAGTAGTAGATTTAAGTAAAGAGGAAGAAAGAAATGAATTTGAAAAAGTTTTATTCTCTCAAGATAATATCTATGATTTAATTGATGTATACTATTTTAAGTACATTGAAGCGGAAGAAGAAAGAGAAAACACACTTGAAAAAATAAATAAATAAATATTTTGAAAAATAATTATTAGACCTCTTGTCAAGAGGTCTTTTCTATGATATACTTATAGTATAATAAATAAGGAGGAGTTACATAATGATTGAACTTAATAAAGTTACAGGAGAAGAAAGTGTTAATGTAGGGGATTTAGTGCAAGACGATTATACAGGTGATATAGGTATTGTAATTAAACAAGACTTTAATAGTACTTCAAGTATTTATAATGTACTAATATTAGATACAATAAATGAAGAACACAGTTTACTATACCTAGAACCTAAAACATTATATGATATATCAAAAGACTTTACTGTAATACAAAAGAAAAATAACTATAAACTTAATATAGAGTATTAATATAAGGAGGATAAATAATGATTGAAGTAGTAAAAAAGAAAAGTACTAGACCATTACAAGATGGAGACTTATTATATGAAAGTGATTTAGATATGTATGGCTTTATAATTAAAGAAGATACCAGTAATTATGAAAGCATATATAATGTCATGTTACTTGATACTAACTCAAAAAAGCCTGAATTATATTTCTCTGAGCCTATAACACTAGAAGAAATAGAAGAGTTTGGATTTAATCTAGTAAGTAAAAAAGGTAACTATAATATTAAGATAGAATACAGTTAATACTACATGGACTATACATTAGAATAGTTTAACTATATATTAGAACAATTGAATAGTATATCAGAATAGTTGAGTACCGCTTCAGTAATATAGAAGCGGTACTTTTTTGTTTATTATTAAGTTGTATACGATAGTAATATAATGTTTAAGTATATTATAGTAGTAATATAAATAAATTATAGTAAACAGGTAACGTCAAAACAGGTCAAGACAACGAATAGGACAGACAAAAAAATCCTAGGGTAATTGGTTTACTTTTTTCTTTTTTCTTTTTTCTCTATACTTTTACTAATTTTTCCTTATTTATACTATATAGATTTCTTCTATTTTTTTATCTATATATATATATCTGTATACTTTATCCCTCCTTTTTAATAATCAAAGAGTAATAATACAAAGAATAGGAGTTTTATTTATATATTAATAAGTAATTAGTTTCTCTTTTCTTTTCTTATTTCCTTTTATTCTTACTCTTACATATTACTTTATTACTACCTCTATTACCTACTACCTATTATTTCTTTATTATTATATTACTTATTAATAAATCCTCTATATTGTTTATACTCATATATAGAGGGCTTTACTTATGTTATTTTTTATTGTTATTATTAATTTTATTTATTATTTGATTTACGTACAATGACTTCTAATATATTATATTCTTCGTTATAGTTAACTCTCTGATAACTATTATCTTCTACACCTTCATTTGCAGTATCAAACCATTTTTCTTCTCCTGTATTATATATTAACCCAATACTAGTTATTGATATATTTTTATTAAGTATATCATATACATTTGTTTTACCTTGTGATATACTATTATGTTCTATACTCTTTGACTGTATAATAGCAATATAGAAATCATCTACTGTAAGAAATTCTATATATTCATCATCTTCAATATTAATATTATTTATGTTATTTTTAATTTCATATAGGCAAATGTTCTCAATATTAAACTTATCTATTATAATAGTTTAAAAATTAAGTGTACATAATTTTACTGTTTTAATGGTTTTATTCATATTATATTAATCCTCCTACTAATTTTAGCATAATCCCACAGCTGTTTATATTCTGGAATAACAGGTAATAAATAATACTTATCTGTACTATTCTTATTTAGTTTCTTCAAAACTCTTTTTGCTTTCTTTTTATTAGGGAATATTCTTGGCGTTATCTTAGTTAAAATAGTAAAATCTTTATACTTCTTCTCATAAAAAGCAATTGAGTGTTCAAGTTCTGTAGCTATAACATATTTAGTCATTATTAATCCTCCTTATTAATTTACTTACCTTTATTATACAACAAAACCTCAACTATGTCAATAGCTGAGGTTTTTTTATAATAATCACAGCTCCTTTTTTAACTATCTATAAAGTTATTCAATTTTATTTCTCTATCTCTAGCTTCTATTCTTTCTTTTCTATCTCTTTCTTTCTCACGTTTTTCAATTCTTTTTTGAGTATCTAAATGTTCTTTTAGGCAATAATGTAAAAAATCCATTAACGTTTCACAATGTTTATATTTTTCATAATCAGTATTCATTTTATGACTAAGAACACCTGCATAATGACCATGTGTGATAAATGCAATAACCTCACCTTTATAGAGGACATTAATCCCAGAGGGGAGTATGTCACCTAGCTGGCAATCTCGATATTTAATTTTAAATCCTTGTTCACGCATTGTTTCAGTTTGTATATTACCTAACTCTTTAACCTTATCTACTAAAGCGTCAAACACTTTAAATTCCATTACTACCTCTCCTTTAGCTTAAATACATACCAATCTTAGGTTCTGATAGTTTATTTCTATATTCTAGGAAACTAAGACTTATATGTTCTATATTATATTCATGATGTTTTACTTTAAAGAAAAGGTAAAAGGCATCTGCAATATCGTTATCGTAATTTAAAAAGAAATCTTCAATTTCAAAAGTTGCACCATCTATGTTTATAGACATAATAGTACTTATATCAGACTCGTTAAACAAATGTAATCTATCTACTAATGTTTTATACTTCTGAATTAAATGCTTATCATTAATATTTGCATGAAGTTTATCAGTAAAACTATAGCTGTAATCATTATTTTTTAATGCTTCACGTACAGTAAAATCTAAATCTGACACAAATAGAGATAATAGTTCTTTTGTATGTTCTAATTCTTCATTTTTGTTTTTATTTATTAATTCTTTAATATCAATAGTCATTATTCATTCTCCTTTTCTATAAAGTAATCTATAACTTTTTGTACATCCATACTTAAGTCTCCTTTTATTTTTTCCAATCTTTTATTTTATTAATCGTATGCTTATCAATAACACCCTTTATAGAATCTTTACTACTTTCATTCATTTCCATTTCAAATGTATTATCTTTAAAGAAAACATAATAGTTGTCATATACATTCCCATAATCAGTAAACACAATTTTATCTTTATGTTTTTCACATGATTTCATATCTAAATAAAGAATGTTATATAACTCTTTAACATCTTTTTTATTAAACTTAGTTATTTTACTAAGGTAGTAACCTTTACTATACCAAAAGTCTATCCAATCAATATCTACATGTGTTTTATATTTTTTGTTAAATATGACATAACAAAAATTGTAAATAACAGATTGAACGTACTCAATAACAGTTGCAAAGATATGTTGTTTATTTTCAAAATGGTGATATAGAACTAAATAAATAAACATAAACGGAAAACCAACAATTAGCAATAGTAAAAACACTAACTCTTTTATCTTTTTCATAATTAACTTACTCCTTTATTTAACTACTTATATTTTGTTATTTCTTTTATTCATGACATACTCTCTTTGTTTTTGATATAAACCATCATCTTTTTCTTTTTCCATTAATAAAGGTAGTACAGTATTGTATGAATAATCATTTATTTTTCTTTCGTTTTTAGATAGTTTAATTCTATTACCCATTCTATTTCCATACTTTACTCTTAAATCATCACATTTATCAGCTAAAAATTCAAAAGGTGCTGTTATAATACTAAAAATAAAGTAAACACCTTCTAACATATACTCAGGAATTTTTAAAAAGAAAGCTTTAATACTATGAATGCGTTTTTCTCTCTTCCATTTTTTAATTAACTTTTTTAAATAAGGTCTATGTTCTTTAGCAATTTCTAATTGTTCTTCGTTTAAGAAATCAGGATTATCATTAACGATATACTCTCCAAAAGCACTATAAACTTCATTTTTAATTCTTTTTACCATAATACTATTCACTCCTTAGTTTTTATCATCTCCAACAGTAGCAAACGCAATTCTTAAAGCTAATCTTTCCATAATATGTGATAGTGATTTATCTAGAAATTTGTCAAATTCATCTCTATATTCTTCTATTACATCTAAAACTTCTTCATCTTCTTTACTATCAAACTCAGTCATAATATCCCAAATATTTATATCATACTTACTATTTTTTAATACTTGCATAACTTTATCATAATCAATTCTATTACTCATAACTACTTCTCCTCCTCTTCTTTTATATTAATAATTAATTCGTCAAAACCATGTATATAGGTATATGATTGATAATTATTATTATCACCGTATCCCTCTTCATAAGGAACAGCTATTGTTTGTCTTGATTCGTCAGAATATACTAATGTAACATGAGTAATATCATCAAATTCAGTAAGTCTATTGAATATTACTTCCTCATTTTCAAAATTAAAAGGGTTATATCGTAATTTTGTCGATTTTTTTACAATAAAGTAAATATCTTGTGCACTTTTATACGTTTCTACTTCCTCGTCTTCATAATTTAAATGCTCAATACTATCAGAAATACCTTTAATATGAAGACCTCTAATATATTTTGATTGTATTTCCATACTATCGCAATTTTCAAATGTTAAAATAATACTTTTTAATTTACTCATACTATATTCTCCTTAATTTTTTAAATATCAACTAAATTATTTTATTAGCTTTCTCTAATGCTAACATTAGTTCAGTCATTACATCCCTTTTTTCAGAATTAGAAACGGGTAAATCAAGATACTCTTTAATAATTTTATGTGCCTGAACATAACTTAAGTCATCAATATTTTCTGATTTACTTACTACTTTATTTGCTTTATCATGTAAATTTTTAATTTGTTTATTATTCATAATTACCTCTCCTTAATTTATATTAACATATCTACGAACGAATTTCTTAATATTTACTTTTGTAGAATGTTTATACCATTTCTTTAAATGAATGTCATAACCTTGAAGTATAAAGTACTTAATACCATTTCCTAAATGTATTTCTGTTTCAATAGCCTGGTCTTTAAACCTTGACTTTGCATAACCATTTTTAATACTAAATATTCTAGTCGTGTCTTGCCAACGTTTAGGAGTTTCTTCAAACATGTATTCTAAGATAGGATAACGGTTTTTATTATCAAAACTTAAAGTGTTTTTATATAAATATGCTTTCCTATTCTCAATTTCTATTGGAATAGTGTTTTGAGAAAACCAAGCACACTTATCATTATTCTCCTTTTTTAATATCTTTATGAAGTTTTTTTAACTCTGATATTTCTTCTTCAAGTTCTTTAATTTGAGATACACTCGATGTTGATGATTCTAATGCTTCTTTTTCATGGTTTTTTAATTCAATCTCATAGTCAACCATTTTTAATCTCTTATTAATTTCTCTTTTCTCTATTTCTTTCCTTACATACTCAAATAGCTTAGTTGCTCCAATAATTATACCTAGTATGATTACTACAAAAATTAAAGCAACTAATAGTAACCAAGCCATATATACCTAACCTACTTTCTTCTCTTTAACTATTCTTGTTTAAGTTTATCTTTTTGTTCAGGTGTTAACATTAACTATCTCTCCAAACTTGATTTATTTCATTATGAGTTCTTCCTGTTTCATTTTTTGCAAATTCTTCTTGCATTTTTCTTAAAGTGATAATATCTGTATTCTTAAGTTCTTTTCTAGTTAAATTAGGATAATCACGAACCCAGTAATAAAAAGCTCTTAAACTTTCGTTTTCTTGTAAAATTCTTTGAATAGGTCGTCTATCATTACCTTTAGCTAAGCTTTCTACGATACCTCTCATGTATTTCCAGTCATTATAGTACTTAGATTTATACTTAAACATAAAACCATTTGAATCTTCAAATACATATCCTTCATGTTTAATATCTAAAGAATTATGATTATTCTTATACCAATCATAAAACTCTACCCAAGTATCGAACATAAGAGACCATGATTTAAAAGGTACTCCGATAGATAAAGCAAATGTATAAGTATTGGAATAACTTTCTTTTTTGAATTCTAAAGTATTATGAATAATATCTAATAAAACGATATGACTTTTATCATATTCAATGATATGTGGGTCGTTTTCAATATCAATAACTTCAAACACTAATGTTCTATCATGTTCTTTAAGACACTTAACGATTGTTTCTACTTGAGTATCATCAAACTGCTTATCAAATAAGTCTTTAAACCATAGAGCATAATCATTATTATGCTTACTTAAATGTGTTTTTGATTTACTACAAAAAACTAAATCATCAATGTTAGAATCAAAGTAAACTAAACCTAAATAACCATTCTCTTTTTTATAACCATATAACGGAAATTTAATAATATCAGGTAATGCATCTAATTTTGTCTCAGGTCTTTCATTAATATTGAAAAATTTATTATAACCTCTACCTAAAATTTTATTTACTAAAGTATCAATAAATAACCCTCTAGCACTTACTGTTAATTGGTTCCATCTTTTTTTATCAAATGCTTTTTTAGTAAAGTTAACAGATACTACATAATTGTACTGTTCAATGACTTTGATAGATTTTTTCTCTTCTTTAGCTAAACTTAAATATTTATCTACTGTTAAATCTTTATCAATTGATTTTAAATAGTCTTCATTAACTAAGAACTTATGATTAAATTTTTCATTTTTAATTAATACGGGGTCAATAGAGTTGTCACTATTAATCGTTACTGCTCTTAAGTAACCACCTTTTTCAACTCTACCTTCTAAGTTGATAGAATTTTTTGTTAAATCTAAACGTTCACGATATAAATTTCTATGACCGTGAATCTGAATAACTGAACTATCTTTCCATTTACTGTCTACATCAAATTCATAACTACCTACACCATTAATAAGTTGATGTGTTGATACTTTATTTAAATTATCTAACATATTAGGTAAGATACCACCATGATTAATAACATAGTATTGTCCTCTATAATTAAAGTATAAAACTTGTTGTAAGTTTCTTAAAATAGCACGTACTCGTTTAGGTGTAATACCATTATCAAGGAAAGATTTTAACGTGTACACAAAACCTCTAGCTTTAAATATATCTAAGGCTAATTTAAATAGTTTAGTTTTATCATCACTAACTTCATAGAGCTCTTTATACGTATCTGTATCTAAGTAAGCATACTTACGTAAATGTCTTTCATGATTACCTTCTAATAATTCTACATTGTCTAAGTTATGGATAAGTTCTAAATAATCAAAAGTTTCTTTAGGTTCTAAACCTCTATCAAAATAATCTCCTACAAAAATAAATAATTCATTAGGGTGGTCTACAATGTAGTTGTAACTAGCAAATTCATTTAAAGCTGTGAAACAAGAATGTACATCACCGATAACATGAATTTTATCATAATGATTTACTTCCATAAAATCTTTATCCCACTCAAGAGAACTTAATACTTCTTCAGGTTTTAATTCTTTTGCAACACTAGGAATATGTTCATGTTGTAGTCTTTCATAAATATTCTCAATAACTTCTACAGGAACTTGTTTTAATTTTTCCCTTTGGTTATTACGTTCAATTAATGTATCTAAGTCTTCTTCTAAGGTTACTACATAAACACGATAACCGTATACTTTAGCTAACTTCTCATATCGTTTAATTAACTTACCTGTAGAGTGTGTAGCATCAATTACAGTAAATTCACCATTACTCATACGATTTTCTAAAATTTCAAATAATGTTTTCCAAACTAGATTATCTTTATCTTGAGTAATCGCTATTCTACCTTCTTCATTATAGATAGGTGAACCGAATTGTAATCTTAAAGTGTCTGGACTTAATGTGTAATTTTCTAGTCCTTTCTCTTTAATAAAAGTTGTATTATGAGTAACAATATAGTCATTAATTAAGAACAGTTTTTCTTCATTGTCCACAGAAAAGCATGTCATTTCTCTTTCTTCAACTTCCTGTATATCAATAATTTTAGAATATAATTCTTTTTTACTTTCATACCAATCAGTTTGAGTTGATAATTTTTGCAAATGCTTATTAGACTTACTAATATTTTCTGTTGTGTAAATATTAACATTGTATTCTACATTTTTATGAGTTTCTTCTTTTCTATGGTACTCTTGTAATGTTACTCCATAACCTAAGGATAAAGCTAATTGTCTAACATCTTTTGCAAGAGAATTACTATTTGTACTAAAACTAAATTTTCTACTACCCGTTTTTTTAATACTAATAGAACCATCAGTATCAATTAGACCATACAATAATTCTTTTCTTTGTTTAATACTTCCTTGCAAATAGTTGATAGGGATAAATCTATCAATAGACTTAACATTTAGTCCTAGTTCTTTAATAATACCTTGAATTTCTTTAGGTCTGTTTCCATTATGTTGCTTTTGGAATGTATAGTTATAGTTATATTTTGATTTATTGTATTGGGATAGCCCTGCTGATTTCATAAACATATCTACAACATCTTGCTCATTAGAAGAAATTGTTAAATATTTACAAGTAAGTCCTCCATCACCAATTAATACACCCAAAGCATATGGATTTAAAGGTAATTCTTTTTCTTCATAATGAACTGCTTCTGATTTTGGTACTTTATATTTATAGGATAAAGTAGTTCTTCCATCTCCAAAGCTATTATATCTCTCTTTTTTATAATCTTTATAAATTTCTTTTAAAGTATTGCTATTTATATTCCCTCTGCTTGTAACATAAGGGATAATATGTTCATCATTTACAATAAAAGAACTTCCATCATCTAAAGATACCTTATATGCTTTAATTTTTCCTTGTGGGAATACTCCTACTACTTCTGTAGGATTACCTTTTCTATCAAATAGGAAATCTCCCTCTTTGATGTCTGATATTTTTTTATCTCCTTGTGGTGTAGGAATAATAGTATTATTATCCAATGCTTTACCTACACCTGGTACACCTCTCATTAATAATAATTGTTTCATAATTACCCCTCCTTTTATTATTTAATACTAATAAATTCTATACTGTTTAAAGGTACCCAAACATCGTCTTCTGTTGAAGTACTTGCAAAAAATAGTGAAAATGTATCAGCGTCACAGTTTTTTAATAACTTAATAAGACTATCTCTCTCTTCAATCGAAACATTCACATCCATATATTTCCCACTTTTTAGAGCTACTGTGACTTTATATTGTTTCTCTTCTTTAAAATTTTCCATATTACTCATTGAAATATCTCCTTTATTTTTTGATATATACATCATATTTAGTGTCTAATTCTCTATTACCTGTTATGAAATAAATTTTACTTTTCTTTGATACTGTATATGTTGTTTTCTTTATATAACTTTTATTACTCTCATGTGCTTTTACGTCAACAGAAGATACTGATGCTATTTCATTGAATTGTTCTGCTGAAATTACCGTGCTAGTACTTTCTCTTAAAGCAAATGATTTAGGTAAATATAAAATAAGTATTAATGTTACAAAACCTACAGTAGCTAAAGTATAAAAGAAATTATTAAATCTAGTTACACCTATATATAATGACACTGCTGTAAGAACTAAAATAATAAAATAAAAAATCATAATTTACCTCCTTTAACTTAACTATAAACTATAATAACTTTTTTGTCAAGTAATTATTTAAATTCTGATAAATCTTTATGTACTTCGGTAGGTTCTAGGTAGTATTTTTTAGCTGTTTTAGTTATGCCTATTAGTTTATCATTTGTGTTATCTTTATCTACAATCAAACTATTAATTTGCTCTTGTATAATATTTTTCGTATTAGGGTTCTTTGTTTTAATTTTACTTATTTCTTTTTCATAAATTTTAATTTGAATATCATTACGTTTTTTGATTAAAGGTCTAACTTCTTTATTTAACTTACGTTTAATAAAATCACTAATATCATCTCTAGTATCCTTTATAGATTCCCAATCAGCTTCATTATCACTCATAATAGTAATAATATTTAAGTGTTTATCAATAACAAGTTTATGCTCTTTAAATACATAAACTTCTCGACCCTTTTCTTGTTGTGTGACATAAGTAGCTTTATTTAAAGCTTTGGCTACCCACTCTTTTGCTTTTTCACGTGATGAATTTTCTACCCTCATTAAAAATCTTTCATAAGCATGGTTAGTTATATTCACATGCTTACTAAGTATAGGTTTTTTTCTTTCCACTATATTTAGCATGTTTAACATCTCCTTATTTGTTATGTCTTAATGATACTATAATTTATATTAGATGTCAATACTTTTTATAAAAAAAGAAGTGTAGTTTTATACTACACTTCATCCACTACGTTTTGTGCTTCTTTAAACATTGTATCTTCTAAGTTATAAATCTCACTTAAAGTAAATTGCAATGTGTCACTAATTCTAGATAGTGCAATTCTTTCAGTAACTTTAATATTTAATTTAGTAAAATGTTGTTTTACTAGTCCGTTATCTGTTTCTAATACCGTATCTCCATTAACTTTAATTACAAATTCGTTATTATCTTTGAGTAGTCGTAATGAACCTACATCAAAAGATTCTAACAATTTAACAATACTATTTAAAATACTTAATTCTGATTCTTTTAATACTGATAATTTTTCATTATTCATATATTAATTCACTCCTTCTTTGTAATGAATTGAATAGCCTTCTACTTGAGATAATAAGAATTCTAAATCTACAGTTGAGTCATGTTCTTTAAACTCGATTAAAAATGTATTATTTCTATCACTTTTAAATGCATGTTTGAATTTATTAATCTCATTTTCTAAACTATAAACATCATTTTTATTTACTTTAATAACTTTACCACTCTTCAAGTTGATAACGAGTTCGGTTGGTCTTTTAATGATGTCAGCATATGTTTCTATTTCTCTCTTTTGTTTTTCGTGATACTGAATTACTAACGTTAAATCAGAACCTTTTAGACCTTCCTTATTAAAGTTAGCATTTAAGTCATTACCATTAGATAATGTGACATGATTGTCTAGTTTTCTACTTTCTCTAATAATTAAGTCCTCATCTTGTAAATGAATAATGATACTTCCTTTACGTACTTCATAATTATATCCATACTGGCTTAACTTATCTTCAATTAAATCTTGATACAACATTATTTTTCCACCTTTTTCTTTATTAAATTATCTATATCAGGTTCATTAAATGATTTAATAATATATCTACCTTTCTTATTAAAAATAACATCAAAGAAACCATCATCTTGTAACCTAATAACTGCTTCAATATTAAACTTCTTTAACTTTTTAAATATTTCTGTTGTCATAGGTGCTTCAAAAACAAAAACAATATCTTTATTTTTTTGTTTATTAACATGTTTTTTATTGAAGTTTGTAATACTACCATAACATAATTTATTTTTCTTGTCAATACCTTTAAAGTATTTTTTCATGGAATCATTTAAATACGGTTCTTCTTGTTTTTTATATGGAAATGCTACTATAATCATCTTCTATATCCTTTCAAATATAATACTTTATGAAAATATTCTATGGCTCTATGTGCTTTAGCTATTGTTGTAGCATACTCTAATAATTCATTTTCTGATAAAGGTTTTTTTGTATCTCTTTTTATATCTGCTACTAAGTTTACTTTATCTAAGCCATCATCATAAATAACAGGAGCATATTCTAAATCACAATCTACTGTAGCTATTATTTGCTCTCCTGCTTTTTCTACTTTTAATCTAAACTCTCTGTAATAGTCTTCAAATACTATCTTACTCATCTGTGTACCTCCTACCTAAATCAATATACCCTGATTTTTCTCTAATATGCTTTAATCGTTGTAGTTTCTGTTCTCTTGTCAGGTTAGACCTATAAGGTTCTACTTTTTTATTTTTAAAACTCTTTTTAGTATCTGTAGCTTTACTCTCTTGTTGCATCTTTTCTAAAAAATTCATAACAAACCCCCTCTTTTATTATAGTAACATAAAAGCAAAAAACAGTCAATACTTTTTAGTATCGACTGCTTAAAAAAAGGATGATTCCTATAGCTATGAATACAACTACTACCAAAAAACTCACGGTATCCCTCCTCTATTTTACTTTTTCTCCTTTAGGTACAAATCTATATATGTGTACTCGGTTACCTTCATCATCTTTTGAGTATACTCTAATGAGTGTAAATTTTTTAGCCTCTTTAAACTTACTAGTTTTAAATACAGTTGTATCTACACTATTATTTGTTGTTCTTCCAGGAATATAAGTAGGTAAGTTTTCTGTAAAATAAATTTTATTATCACTTATATGGTCTTTTGTGAAATTACCTACTTTTTCTACTTTCTCTCCTTTAACTTCTGATGATTGTTTTGTAAAATGTTCAGTGTCTTTTCCTTGGATATTTACTGTTGTAATGTAAATACTCATAGAAAGAATTAAAATAATAATAGCTACAATATAACCTTTATTTAATCTATCCATTTCTACTTATTCCCTTCTATAATAAAATAGCTTTCTCTTATGTAATATAAGAGAAAGCACAAACTTAAATACTATTCATAATAAATACACATCTATCTACAAGAGGACAATAAACCATACTCTCAGAATCATCTAACATATCTTTTAATTTAAGATAATGCTTGAGATAGCTATCAGGATTAGCTAAATCTTTATACCTAACTAAGCAATCATCAATTTTAAGTTCTATATCTTTTTTACTTACGATTTCTAATTGAGTTACTTCTTCACTAGAAGTTAATATATAACCTTTCTCTATAACTTCATCTGATACATCTTCAACTTTTACATTATTTTTAATATCTTCCACTAGTTGATACTGGTCGTAAGTGTAATCATCAGACTTAATTCTAAATAAAGGTTCTATTACCCTAGCTCTTTCAAGAATACTAATTGGTGCACTGTTTTTATGCTTATTATATAGGTACTCATTTTCTGTTATTCTTTCTTTTGATAACCCAATATAATGACCTGCTGGTGTTCCAAATTTCTCTTCTAAATCTGGAGTTACAGTAGCAATCATAAGCGTATCATAATTAACTTCAGTACCTATTACTTTGTAATTACTTACTACATTTTCTAAACCTTCTAAATCTAATAAGGAATGTTTAAGCTCTTCTAATGTATAACCTGATTCTATATTCTTTATTTGTGTATTTTCTTCATTATTAGGAGAACCATAATGTTCTTTATTCCTCATCTCATTTAATTTATCTGAAAAACTCATATTTTACACACCTACAATTCTACTACAATTTCTGATTCCGTTGTCAAAAACTTATAAAACTTTATAAATCTTATTCCTTTTTCAATGTACCCTCT